TCCGCTCTGTGGAAGAGGTGGACTTTATTCTGTGGCGGGCGCAAAAGGCTTTCAGAGTTGCGCAGACCACGGAGGAGCAGCGTGTGGTGGTGCGTGAAATTGCGTATTTGCTGACATTGATTGACGACCCGACGGGTGTATCAATGTACGTTGATAAGTTGTCTGCCATTTCGGGTAAGAAAACGCTTTGGCGAGAGGCTATCAATGCGGAGAAGAAACGCATCGAGGAGGAAGAGAAAAGAGAACGAGGGGAGGCGGTGGACGACCTCTATAAACGCTTTGGCTTTTATGTGGAGAACGGCAAGTATTTCTCTATCACGGAGAAAGGCAATGTCTATGAGTGGTCGAACTTTACGATGGAACCGCTTTTTCATATCAAGGATAATCTCTCTCCGAAACGTCTGTATACACTAACAAACGAATTACACATGAAGGTATTGATAGAGCTGAACCAAGAGGACTTGGTGAGCATTTCTAAGTTTAAGCAGAAGATCGAAGGACAAGGCAACTTTATTTGGAAAGCTACGGAACGTGAGCTTACCAAACTCAAATCGTTTCTCTATGAGAAAACGGAAACTGCCTCGCAAATCAAGCAGATGGGCTGGCAACGTGAGGGCTTTTATGCTTTTGGCAATGGGGTGTTCTTCAAAAATAAGTTTTACACAGCTGATGATTATGGCATTGTGCGATTGCCCGACTTGGGCAATTACTACTTGCCTTCTTCATCGAAGATATACAAAGATGATGCCCGGCTTTTCACGTTTGAAAAGCAGTTTGTGCATCTCAACTACTCTTCTGTTACGCTGGAAGAGTTTACCACGCAACTTTTCAAGGTTTTTGGTGATAATGGACGGATAGGCTTCGCTTTCTATCTCGCCACCCTGTTCCGTGATGTGGTCACAAATGCTTCGGCAGAGCATTGGTTCCCTATTCTCAATCTCTTTGGTCCGAAAGGTAGTGGTAAGTCGGAACTGGGACATACGCTTTTATCGTTGTTCACGATAGCGTATAAAGCTCCCAATATTCAAAACTCTACTATCTCTGCCCTCAATGACACTGTGGCAGCTTCGGCAAATGCCTTAGCGCACATTGATGAGTATAAGAACGACCTCGATCCCAAGGTGATTGAGTTCTTGAAGGGTCTGTGGGACGGCACGGGACGTAGCCGTATGAACATGGATCTGGACAAGAAGAAGGAGGTGACAGCCGTAGACGCTGGCATTATCTTGTCAGGACAAGAGATGCCCACGGCTGATATTGCGCTCTTCTCGCGATTGATTTTCTTGCAGTTTCCGCGTTCCACGTTCACGCAAGAAGAAAAGAAAAATTATATGCGCCTCATGGAGATGCGTTCGGGTGGTTTGACACACCTCACCATCGCTCTCCTCAAATACCGCAAGCGGTTTGAGGAGCGTTTTACGGGTACACTCAAAGAGGTACGCAAGCAGGTGGGTGTCGCTTTGCAAGGCAAGCAATGCGAGGACCGCATTGTAAATAACTGGTGTGTGCCGTTGGCGGCATTGCGTGTACTGCAAGATGCAGTTCCCACGCTGGCTTACGATGACCTTTTCAAGATTGTCATCGAAGGCATTCTTAAACAGAATGCGGAGTGTAAGACGAATGGCGAGCTGGGCAGCTTTTGGAATGTGGTGCAGTATCTCGCGAGTGAGGGTATCATCAATGATACGGGCGATTTTGTTATTCGCTACCTCACCAAACTCAAAACGGATATAGTAGATACTTCTTGGCTGGATAAACGAGCGGTGTTGTATATGCAGACTTCGCGTATCTTCAACCTTTATCGCAAGGAGGGACGCAAAACGGACGAGAAAACCTTGCCCACTGATGCGCTCAAATACTACCTTGCCAACAGTGCTGCTTATCTCGGTCAGAAGGTGGTGCGCTTTATTGTGTTTCGCAATGGCTACCCTGTGTTGGATTCTGCCAAACAGGATAAACATGGCAACCCAGCTAAACTCTCTCAATCGGCACGCAGCTATTGCTTTGACTACCAGAAGTTGGTAGACCAGTTCGGCATCAATCTGATTACAGGTGATTCGGACGATGAAGAGGAATAATCAGCGGAACTTTTCGTTTATTACAAAAGGCACGGAGCTTTCACCCCGCTTCCGTGTTTTTTTTGTGTTTTAGAGGTACATGACCATTGCAAAAGGTGCAGTCCGTCCAAATCCCATGCACAGTGTGCGTAATCGAAGGAGAGAATGCTCATCATGCTATCCAATCGTAGCACGGAACAATGGTATCGGCAAAATCCTCCTCCGTCTCAAATTTTCCTTTATGCGTGGCGAGGGCGAAAAATCGTTGTAACATTTGTAGCATTTGTAACACTCTCATTTTCAGACATCTTACAGTATTCTTTTCTTGTAATCGAATGTAATTTCTTGTAACATTTCTCTCAATACCATACTTCGAGGAAGCCTTTTCATCTTAAAAGCGGTGACGGGAACCTCTTCGTCATCATGCAGCAGGGCGGTTTTATGAACTCCTCGCAACTGTCGAAAACGTACATATCCTTATCGCCAATCTCCCATGTCAAGGTTGTACTTCTTGTTCGTGCCTTTTATGGGAGGCTGAACCCACAAGCATTCAACGAGGTAAGGCTGCATTCATGGAGCGCTCTGCCGAACCTAACTTTAATGTTTGGGCTTCTGTGGTGTCGTGTCCATTTCTTGATTTGAATGTTTACCCGTGACGGCCTACGGGCGGAGAGATTTTTCCTGATGCAAAGGTAATGCGAGCGTGAACGGACAAGTACCGCGTTGCTATGGCTGCACAAAAAATCCGACAACTTTCCTTCTTTTTTCTCGTGCCTCACAAAAAGGAGGTATTTCAGATTTTTTCTTTGCCATTACTTGCTCCTGTGTTCACTTCCTCTCGCATTCTTTTCGCATCGTAAAAAGTCCTCACCCGGAGGACATCACTTAAAGTTTCACATTCAAATTCTATCAAGAAATGGACACTACAAACACCACATCAGCTCTTCAAACATTAAAGTTAGGCTCAGCAGAGCGCGAAGAAAAATTGCAGCCTTACCTCGTTGAACACCTATGGGATCAGCCCGCTGTTTATTGCGGCACGTACAAGAAGTACAACAATGGCTCATTGGACGGAGCTTGGCTGGATCTGGAAGCATTCGGCAGCTACGATGAGTTCCTTGAAATATGTGCCCTGCTGCACGATGACGAAGAGGATCCCGAGTTCATGTTTCAAGATTATCAAGGCTTCCCCGAAGCATGGTATTGCGAGAGCTGCCCAGGGGAAGATACATTCGACAAGATTATAGAATACTGTCAGTTGTCTGAAGATGAGCGCGAGGTTTACGATGCTTACTACGAATGTACAGGTGATGATTCTTTCGCCCACGCCAAGGATCACTACGTGGGAAAATTTGATTCGGAGGAAGCTTTTGCCGATTATATCATCAGTGAGTGCTACGATTTGGACAGCATGATGGGTAATCTCTCCTTCTACTTCGATTACGAACGCTATGCAAGGGATTTGTTCATGACGGACTACACCTTCTGCGATGGTTATGTCTTCAACAATTACTAAAAACACGGGAGCGGGGTGAAAGCCCCGTTCCTTTTGAAACCCTACTAGTGGGTAAAATGTGTTTATATGTCTGTCTACTAAAAATACTTATAGAGGGCAGACGAGACTTTTATTTCGTTGGGCTTCTTTGTATCTTTGTATCGCTTTCAAATAAAACTTTTGTACTTCATGAGTGACTATCTTGTCTACATAAAAATGCCATCGTATTTGCGCCAATGGTTCGTTCACCGTCACAGCGGTTCCGAGCCAGTGGTGCTCAGGCAAGGTAGCATAGAGTCGAAGTTGATAAAGTTGGCACAAAGCCGCCAGCCTGACGACTTCTTTCCTCCGCTTCAAAAGGAGGACGAGGTGGCTATTTGCATTCCTTACTCCAAGGCACGCGACCCACGTACCTACAACTATATCTCTCCCACGGGCAAGAAGGCATTGCTTGACAACATCAAGAATGCTTTTGCCGTGGATTGCTGGAACTTCCTGCATGATTTTGGGCATATCGGTCAGCAACAAAAGGAACTGATCTATTTGTATATGGAGCAACGGGGCATCAAGGAGGACGGCACTTGTTGGGACAGCATTGCGAAGGCTTATCAGCGACTTCGCAAGAACTACCTCTCAAACGAGAGTAGAAAAAGAACCCGACAACAGCAAGCTGAAAAGTCACAAGCAGAAAGCCAAGAGTTTGTAGAACATAATTGTTAATACCGAAGTTAGACATGAACAGATTGCCGGGTATCAGCCATATTGCATACGTATCGGCTGAAGCTCTCACACCGCACATCACCTTGCAGGCGATAGCGAAGGTGCCAGTGGGCATCTTTGCTCGGCTTTCTTTTGTTCCGTTCAACAAGCGCACGGCGCTTTGTGAAACGGAAAAGGAGTTTGACAATAACAGCACGCTCGAAACGGCTACGCTGACTTTCTACGCTTCTGAAAACTTGCCATCGGGCAATCTTTGCTTTGTGGTGACAAGTGTGAATGGGGAGCGATATCTCATCGGAACAAGGGAGGCGCCTTTCCCTTTTGTTAAAAAGGAACAAACCACAGGGCTACCTGATGGTGACGCCAACACTGCAAAATACACGGTTTCCTACTCAAATCGGGTGGCTTTGATACCGATTTCGGGCTAAAATCCCTTGATTTTGTAACTTTTTGGGGGTATTTGTAACAGCGAGTAACTTTTTAGCGTTTTCAGAACGCTTGAAAATCAAGCAGTTGAAATAATGTTACAGATGTTACAAATGTTACAACGAAAATGGTCTCGCGCGAGCGCGAAACAAAAATTTCTCTGACGCAACATTTTCATAAATTTATACTTTTGAACGATGGGCAGGTGCAGCCGTGAGGTTCCACCTGTCTTTTTTGCTTTTTATATGTGCATATATCTTTGCCTTATAAATCACACGCGATTATGGCAAAGAACAAATACCAACTTCATTTGAAAGGCTATGTGGGCAGCTGGGACTTTGATGCTGACTATGTGGACTATATTCTGGGCAAGAACCCCGACAAGGAGGTGGCAGTGCTGATTGACAGTCCTGGCGGACAGCTTAACACGGCATTGAGTATCTCTTCTGCCTTCAAGCGGCATGGCAATGTCCATGCGCACTTTGTGGGCATGAATGCGAGTGCTGCCACCATCGCTTCGATGGGTGCCAAGCACATCACCATGGACAAGTCTGCCATGTATCTTGTGCATCAATGTGCGCTTCCATTTTTTGAGTATGGCAATCTCAATGCCACGGGCATGAGCCAGCTCATTGAAAGTCTTGGCAAAGCCAAGACGGATCTGGAAAAGATGGACGCAAATGTGGCTACGATGTATGCCACGCGTTGCAAGAAAGAGCCAAAGGCTTTGCTTGACCTCATGAAGGTGGGCGGCTGGCTTACCGCACAAGAGGCTCTGGATTGGGGCTTTGTAGATGAACTGACAGAGTTCGAGGACGAAACGGCTCCTGTACTCACGGCTTCTCTCGCTGCCGATTTTCAGGCGAATGGCATTCCGCTACCGAACGTCCCTAAGAGCAAGTCGGAAGAAACGTTCTTCCAAAAGATGGCGCAAGCGCTTGCTGCCGTTTTCAAACCAACACAAGTAAACAATCAACATACCCCGAAACCTATGAACAAGGTCTATAAAAACATTTGCAAGTTTCTTGCTTGCGAGCACTTTTCCGTAGAAGAAGGAAAGGTGACGCTCACCGAGGAACAGATGGATAACATCGAATGCTCCTTGCAAGCCAACCACGATATGATAGCGGAGCTATCTATCAAGGTGAAGAATGCAGAGGACGAGAACAAAAAGCTCACCGAGACGAACAAGTCGCTCGATGAAGCAAACAAAACGCTCGAAGCGAAAGTGGCCAACCTCCCTGCTGCATCAACCACCGCCATCGTAGATGACAAGAAGCATGAGGACCACGAACCCACAGCTTACGAACAGTTCATCAATGCTGGCGAAACGGCACGCAAACTTTATGACAGTTTGCCCTAAACTTATAACCTCTTAAACTTATAAACTTTTATCCCCATGGCTGGAAAATTCTCTTTCACCCTACAAGAATATAAGGACGCGGCACGCAAGTACCGCTCCGACTTCCTGCGCTTGCCGATTATCGGCTGCGAGGAAACGCTTAAATTCATGACTGGTCGCCCGGGTATTCGCTACAAGGAAAGTGTAGGCACGCTCACCGCTGGGGCGCAGTTCGCTCCTTACAAGCCCTCTCGCAAGACAGATGCCAACTTGAAGTTGGACTACCGCACCTTGGAAACGTTCTTCGGTTCGGTAGTGGCTAACTTTGAACCTAACTCTGCCATCTCAACCTTGCTTGGCACAGGTGCCACCAAGGGAGATGGGCAGAAGTCTACTCCCACAGCTCGCGAGGTGCTGGGACTGATTGCCAAGTCGCTCTCTGAAAACCTGAACATGGCGATTTGGAAAGGCACGCGCAATGCGGACGGTGATACCACAATGGACCTTTTCGATGGTTTTGACACCATCACGCAAAAGGAAGTTACTGCGGGTACGATTGCTGCGGAGCATGGCAATTATCTGAAACTGGACAAGGCGATCACGGAAGCCAACGCGGTTGATGTGGCAAAAAAGATTCTCTTTTCGCTCGATTCGCGTTTGCGCTCACAGGAACTTTTCCTGTATTGCTCGCAGGATTTCGTGGATATGTACAACGAGAGCTATTTGCTCACGCACTCGGCTATTCCGTACAACACGAAGTACAACCAACCCACGGTGGAGGGTTCTAACGGCAAACTCACTTTCTGCCCGTTGTGGAACAAGTCGGACTCGAAGTTCATGCACGTGTCACCCAAAATCAACATGCTTTATGGCTATGACCAGATGGGCGACATCGAAAGTGTTGATGTGGAACGCTTTGAGCCGTTTGTGCTTTCTAACATTGCCACCATGTTCTTTGGTGTGCAGTTCGAGAGCATTGACAAGCGACGCTTGAAGGTTATTGAACTGGCTGAACAAGGTTGATAATCAGTGGAGAAAGGTGGACGCGGTGGTAATTTATCTTGATTATCACCTCGTGCTTGCCTGTTATCCAGACTAAATATTTTCAGAAAAATGGCAAAGACTTGCACATCACTTCAAAAGTCGCTCGGCTGGTGCCAAGGCACGCCTGAGCTTCCTGGCGTTCGTCGCCGTATCTATTATACTTCCAAGGGCGACATTGCCCAATGGCCCACACTTCCACGTGACGAGAACAGACGGGTAACTGCTGCTACGTACACGGGCAGTTTTACCCTAAAGGCTGATGTCAAATGGAAGTATATCGACATTCTGCCCGAAAAGTCGCAACTCACCAGTGAGGCACAGGGCGAGTTGCCCAGTCAGACGCAGTTGAACAAGCTGACTGCTGTTCACCCTGGGGTGGGCGCAGAGGCGAGTGCCGCTGCTGCTTATCTCAACAACCATGACAATGTGTTCTTGGTGGAGGACATGAAGGGCAAATACCGCGTAGTGGGATCTGAAGCCTGGACTACCAAGACCACGGTGGCACAGGACCTTGGTCAGGGTGCCACTGGTACCACAAGCACCACCATTGCGGTAGAAGCTACGGACGAATGTCCTGCGCCTTTCTACGAGGGTACTATCACAACGGAAGAAGGTGACATCGAAGCTGCTTAGTCAGTTTGTAGTTTTGAGGTTATAAGGTTATAAAGTTTGTTCTTGGAACAAAAGGTAATCTTATAACCTCATAACCTTAAAACCCAAAACTTAATATGATTGATTTGGGGGAAATCTTAGAAGAGATCAACGTCCCAGACCTTTCGTGTCCGCTTGCTTTGGAAAGCAAGGACAACAAACTTACCCAAGGCAAGGACATTTTTGCCGAGCAAAAACGCCATGCTTGGGATAAGTCGGTCGAAGCGCGTTGCGACTTCTCTCGTAAGGTCCGCATCACGCGAAGGGCTGATGTGTTCTTTATCTCGCTTTGGCAAAAGTCCTTGTATGGGCGCACCTTGACGGACATCAAGGGCGATGACAGTATGGTGGACTTCTTTGCGGAGAATGTGGCTCCGCTCATTACCGACATTTTGGGCAATGAACTAAAGCATGGTAATTGGTGTATTGTCACCACGCCCAAGCGTAGGCACTTGGTCAAGAATTTTGCCACGCGAATAAGTGAAAAGATAGCAGCTTTGCTATCCATTCCCTTTTACGAAGATGTGGCGCATTGCCATAGCAAAAAGCGTATTGGGGCAGTGTTCTCGCTCAACGTGTTGCCACGTGAGCAGAACTGCATCGTGTTCGATGATTTTGTGACAACTGGCTCTACACTAAAGGCTATGAAGAACTTGCTCATGGAGAACCACAAGAATTGTGTGTTCTTCACGGGCATCAACAATAAGCTGTGATGCTGACTTTATAACCTCATAACCTCCAAACTTAAAACTACACCTCTTATGGACAAAGAATTTACCAATAAATTACAAACATGGCTCTCCCTGCCTCGCGAGGATCGCGATTGGGACGAGGGCGCTTTGATGCTCCTGCAACTGACAGGCAACAAAATCATGTATCGCAACCTCAGTGTGAACCCTGAGGGCAAGGCTAACTTCATTGAAGGCAAACTCCAGCAATACTTGGAGTTCCGCTTGGCGGAATTGACGCATGAACAGGTCAAGGAGATGCAGCACGCTGTCGAGGAGATAGTAAAAGAGCATACCGAGTTCAAGAGCGATGACAATGAGGCAAAGAATTTCAAAGCAGGTAAGCGAGCTGACCATGACACGCTACCCGAAGAAATCCAGGCTCTCTATGTCGAGAACCTTGATTTGGTGCATCGTATGCGTGAACTTCATTTGAAACTTCGCACGATGAGCACAACGGACTCCACTTGTGTGGACTCCGACCGCTATCCTTTCCTCAAAGAATTTATCAAATTGGATAAAAAGCTGCACGACAATTGGAACGTTTATGACCATTTCGTGACAAAGGCAGAAACGGCAGAAAGTGCAGAAGAGGCAGAAGCGAAACCTAAGGCGAAGAAAAGCAAGAAAGCATGAAACGCTCGGCATCGATCTCTGACTATTTGAAACCATTGGCAGATACGCCCAACCAAGCTTATCTGACCAATGCTTTGCAGGTGGCAGATGTCTTGGAGTGGATATTGCAACAGGTGGGGAAGTCGAAGGTATGGCAAACTTCGTTTTCCATTTCGGAAGAGTTCTTGCGTAGACTATTCTTTATCGAAAAGGGAGGCAAGGTGTTGGAATTCAACTTGGTGTTGGATCACAAGGCTACGAACAAGACCTTGAAACTCTGGTCATTCATCTGCCAAGTGATGAAACGTACCTATCTCGCGGATAACCACTCGAAGATCTTGCTGGTGGAGAGTGAAGCGGGTGACACCATTTCGGTAGTCACTTCGCAGAACTTGACACGAGGCAACCGCCATGAGTCTACGTTTATTTCTACCGACAAGGCGATCTTCGCTGCCTTGCACGGACAGGTGACGGACTTGATACGAAACCATTCTGTGCCACTGAATGACCTGTTTGCACAGAGGCTCACGCAGAACGGAGCGAATGATTAAACGCTCCCCCGTAACAATTTTTTCTATCCCCTATAACAGAAAAAGCTATTCCTATGGACTACACCGAAGAACAACTTACCCAAATCGAACAATACGCTTCCATCTATCTCAAAATCTCTGATATGGCGGTCATTCTCGGCATATCGGCTACCCAGCTTCGCGAGGATATTGCCGACAAGAGCACGGAGGTATCAAGGCGATACCACCGTGGCAAGGCGGCTTCGCGTGTGAAACTGCTGCACCAGGAGATGCAGCTGGCTTATGTGGGTTCTCCGCTTGCGCTCGAGAACACACGTAACAATTTGTTGGACATGGAAGATGATGAATAACTATGAGCTTACCGAACATTGTAGAAGCAGCTAAAGCTGACCTCTATACTGCCAAAGAGGAACTTTTGCAGAAATATGCGCAATCGCAGGTGGAGCACTTGCTTCGCTTGCGCGATATGGTTACTTGGTCTATTGCGAATCCTGATGCGAAGGATCGCCAATTTGTGGACGAGGAGCGAACCCGTTACGGGCTTTCGCTCGTTACTGCGTATGCGGACTTGAAAATCGTGAAAGCCATTCTGCCCAATATGGGCGAGGCTTCACGTGATTTTCATCGCTGGCGCTACAACGAGATGATTTTGGAAACGTACCAGATGGCGAAGAAACGCAAGGACACAAAGACGATGGAGAAGGCGGCTACTTCGTATGCGAAGTTTAACCGCATTGATATTGAAGATGAACAATCGGTGCCGTACCACATGATTGTGGTGCAGCCTTTCTTTCCCACCACCGACCCGCGTGTGGTGGGCATCAATCCTGTGCCGAACATTGATGAGCGTATTCGCAAACTCACACGTGAGTTAAGCGATACGCACCCCGATACGGAGAATGTGGAATATGAGGAGGCGGACTTGCCTCTCGATGAAATCTTTAAGGAGGAAGATGATGGACAAGGAGAAGAATAGTGTGGATACGTCATTATGGGACGAAGAAAAGAAGGCACACGCCAACCGCGTTTACTTCAACAAACCGCAGCTCTTGACACAATACATCGGTGCTAAAACCACCGTGATTGTGGCTGGGCGACGCACGGGTAAGACGGATTCTATCGCCTCGCCCTTTGTGCTGCGCAATATGCAACGTATGCCGGGAAGCACGGGAGGAATTGTCGTGCCGACTTTCAAGCATGGACTAACCAACACGCTTCCCGGCCTGTTTGCTGCTTGGAAAAGGTGGGGATACATCAAAGGTGTGCATTATGTGGTGGGACGCAAACCGCCTCGGTCGTTTGCGAAGCCTATTACGGAACCTGCGGATTATGAGCATGTGGTGACTTTCTATAATGGCTCTGTCGCCATTATCATTAGCCAAGACCGCCCTGGCTCGTCTAACTCGCTGACGCTTTCTTGGCTCCTGATTGATGAAGCGAAGTTTATTGATTATGACAAGCTCAAAGATGAAACGCTCCCTGCCAATGGCGGCATTCGCTCTTACTTCGGACATCACTCGTTCAACCATTCGATGATGGTTTTGAGTGATATGCCACAAACCACAAAAGGTTCATGGTTTCTGCACTATGAGAAGAAGATGGATAAGGAGTTGATTGATACCATCAAAGGAACGATCTATAAGATTTGGCAGACCAAACAGCGAATTGCTGATTTGAAAGCGGCTCATCAACCTGTGCCAGCTTACTTGCCGAGCTATCTAAAGTGGCTCGACCAATCGCTGAACAAGATGCGCAGTGTGGCGGTGTATTACAAGGAATACTCCACCCTCGAGAACTTGCAGTTGCTCGGTGAGGAATATATTCGTCAGATGAAGCGCGACTTGACGCCTAAAACTTTCCAAACGTCTATTCTCTGCCAAAAAATTGGCATTTCGCACGATGGCTTTTACTCTTCTATGCAGGAGTGGCACAAGTATGATGCTTCGGATTTTGGGTACTTGGATAGTTTGGGTTATGACCGAATCATCGAAGAGGCACAGCAGGAGCGGTATTCCATACGCTCGCTGAGCAACTTTTCCTCATTACACTCCTCTCTTGACTGCCGCACCGATGCCGACCTTGACCCGATGGCTCCGCTTTGTATTGGCATGGACTACAATGCCAATATCAACTGGATTGTGTGCGGTCAGCCTCGCGGCAACCGCCTAAATGTGCTCAAATCTTTTTACGTAAAATTTGAGCGCAAAATCCCTGCGCTCATTGCAGACTTCTGCACCTACTATGCTGCTCACCCGAACCACAGTGTGGTTTACTATTATGATGCTACTGCGCTTGGCTCGAACTATGCCGTGAACGACCAGGACTTTCACTGGGTGGTGGTCCATGAGTTTGAACGTCATGGTTGGAGTGTGCAAGATGTGTATTTGGGTAACCCCATGCGCCATGATGAAAAGTACTTGCTCATCAATCAAGGTTTTTCTGGCAAGCAACGCTTGATGCCTTATTTCAATCGCCAAAACAATGATGACCTTATTCTTGCCATACAATCGGCAGGGGTGGAACGCGGTCGCAATGGCTTCCGCAAAAACAAAAGCACAGAGAAAAATCCCGAGTCAGAGGAGGACTTGTTGGAGCATCGTACCGATGGCACGGATGCTTTCGATACGCTGTATATTGGCTGTGAGAAGTTTCCGCAGCATGATTTTTATGGCGGATTTGTGGGAGGAGTTAGATAAATTTGCTGAATATTATGTTAATGTTTGTATAATCGGGGGGGGTATTTGGAATTGTTGTACTTTTGGGTGTTCAAAGTATTAACAATTAGAAGTTGCGCCCGACACGAAATTAGGGAAAATCTGTATGAAGCGACTTTTTCTTTCCATAATTGCAATATTCTTTTGCCTAAATAGCTTTTCTCAATTTGTAATTACAGGAACCAAGCAAGGGGTTAATTATATAAAACCTTGCATTGAAAATTTTGCATATATGAGTACGTTGGATTACACTACATTCTCACGTTACATGGAACAATACCATTATTCAGAAGGAGAAAGTAATGCTCAATGGTATTCGTACACCGCCTCGTTAGACAATTTTTTAGTGCATGCTGTAACTAACTTTAGTTATGCATATGGTGGTCGTTCCATCATCTGTTGGATTCCAAAATCTGAAATGTATCCTAAAACTGCAATGCAAGATATTTATCAGAAACTCAGACCACATTTTCTTCGAAATGAAAATGGTGGTGAATTGTTTGCGTTCAATTATGATGGAAAAGCATTTGGTTGTATTATCATGAACCAAAGTGAATTCTATGTAATAAGAATGAATTACTATGGAAATTCTGATAAAAGATTAAAGAATCTTTAGCAATCGGTATAATCTAAAATATAAGGAATATGAGTAATAGAGACGATTCAGGTTCAAATATTTGGGGCATTATTTTTGGAATATATATGCTCGTCAGTCAAATAATGACAGTTATTTTTTGGATAAGATATTGTAAGGCTGATGATTCTATCTTGGAACTCATCTTTATAGATCCTATCATATCTGAAATCAAAGGGCTTTTGTGGATTTTCTTTATATAAGATGCCTTTTTACAAAGCCCTCCCTTTCGGGCAATCCTTTCTTTCAGCCGCCGTGCGCATTGGCTCTCTTGCTGTGCGCATGGCGGCTTTTTCGTGCGCTTGGGTGTGGAGGTGTGGGAGAGGTGAACTACATGGGTAGGGTTTTTAGATGTGGGGCGGTGGCAAGCGCCTTGCTTCGTGCAATCTCGTGACACGGCAGAAGCATTATCGGAGATGTTCTTGGTCGCCCCATGCGCTTTGTCGGAAGGCAGAGCGCATAGCCTTGGACTTTTGCTGTATTCGCAGCATTGTCACCGCTCATTGATACGAGCCAGATGTGGGTGGCTTTTGCTCAGATTTTACCACTGGTAATGAGGATAAGATGGTCGCTTTCTCTCATTTTCTTAGATTTTAAGTGTATGACGATGTGGATTGTCAGAGGTAGTCTTCGATGAGATGTTCATCATGCTGTCAGCAGAGATTTTTGGCGATGGCAGCAGCCCCGGCATAGCTTGCCCCGACAAACATATCCGGCATGCCTTCTTCGGGTTTATCACCACCTGACAGATGTCGTGGGGTCGTCTCCTCTGCTACGATTTCCACACCATTGACGCACTCGGAATGGGCAGTGTGTGTCATATTTATACTATCGTCCATTTTTTACAAGGGGCAGCAAGGTGCTCCCATTATTTTTCCTGTGCAAAGTTGGCATGAAGCGGCTTTGCGGCAAGGGCGCGTTTCTCTTATCACAAAAAATTTTCAGAAAAAATGGCGCGTTGTTTCATTTTTCCAAGCCCGTGAAGGGTGAAAATTTTTTGCGCTATCCCTTGTCCTCCAAGCCTAATGACTTCATGCCCTTAATTGCACGTAAAAATCAAGGGAGCACCCCGATGCCCCTTCTCAAGTAAAAAATCTTCAAAAGTATAAATTATCATGACACACACTGCTGTACATTCCGAGTTCGTTTCAATGGGTTTCAATCGCAAGCGCAGAGTTTCCTTCCCCCACGACATCTATCAGGTGGTGGTTAATGGAGAAGAAGGCGAATATGCCGAATATGAAGTCGAGGCTGACAGCTATGCCGAAGCTACCGCCATGGCTGAAAATCTTGCTGCTGACAGCATGATCAACATCTCTTACATCGAAGTTTACCTCTTCCAATAAATCCACATCGTTCACACACATAAAATCTTACAAGAAAATGAAAGCTCTCAATTTTATCCTCATCACCAGTGGTAAAATCAGTGAAGCCACAGCCCACATCTGGGTCGTATCAATCAGCGGTGACAATACTTCTCGCGTCTACTGCAAAAGTCCTTACAAGGCTATGCGCTATGCCTTCCTCCTGAAAAAGCGCACGGGGCTGAACATCTCCGATAATTGCCTCTGCCGCGTCAGCCACGAGATAGCACGGAGCAAGGCGCCAGCCACCGCCCCCGATGGTTCTGCCCCTGCTCCCATGCAGCCCGCCTCTGCCGCTCCTACCACCACACCCAAGCGCACGAGAAAGCCTGCCGCCAAGCGCACTACACGCAAGAGAGCCAATGCTACGGCTTGAAGCTGAAAGAAAGGATCGCCCGAAAGGGCGGTCTTTTCCGTAACCCGAGGTTTGTGCGATATTGCGAGGGTTATTTAGTTTCCGATCGTTTATGCAGTACAATTATAATCCCCAAGGGTATAGCTTCACTTCTTCCATTCCCGATGTGTTCACCATCTCCGACCTTCAAGGCAGTTCCGTGTATCTGGCTATCTACATCAACCGCAGCGAAGAACCTGTATTCTCTACCACGCTTTATGCCTATGGTGGACAGGCGAGCATCTATGATTTGCGCAGCATTATTGAGAACTACATGGAGGCAAAGCAGCTGGTGCATGCCACGTGCAGTTTCCGTATGCAGGTGGACCGCACTGATTATACTTTGGGCGAGTTTACTTTGATTTACTGTAAACTGCAAATGCTAAGGACAAACTGCGAACTGTTCCTGCAAACGCATTTTCTCACCACGCACGCGGTGCGTTTGGTGCCGCATGGTTTTCAGCTTGATTTGCAGTATATTGTTCTTCCCGGTGAAACGGGGCAGTGTGCCACGCAGTATGTTATTCAACGCGATGACAAGGACGCGCCCGAAACGCTCACCATATCAGATACTCCCATTGCTGCCAAGCAGTTTGATTTTTGTTTCGAGGACATCAACGAGGAGGAACTTTTGGGTTACTTGCCCCAAGGGGTAAAGGGCAAACTCTTGTCTGTTACGCTTTTTCGTGGGAAACGTACTTTCACGTTCTTCTTGACCGATGAAGTTCCCACGCTCTCGCTGATCTTTCAGAATGAGTTCAATGTGAATGACACCTTGTATCTCACCGCCCAAACCAAGCGCAAGGTTTCTTTTGACCGCAACTTTGCCGTATGTTGTGGACAATCTTCTGCATACGATGACAACACGGAGATTGAATACGAGAGCGAGACGTCCTCGCTTTCCTATTCCTTTGCCCGTCATCTTACACAGGCTTTGCAGTCTCACAAACTCTACTTGATCTCTCCCGAACTCCCTGTGGGCAGTTCCATTCTTATCACTGACATCGAAAGTGAACTTTCTGATGCCACTAATGCGAACAATCATGTGAAGTTCAAGTGGAAACCGCTTCGCAAGCAGGTGCCTTTCACCGTCCCTCGCTTACATAATATCTTCAACCAGGTTTACAACAATACTTTCGACTAATGCCCCACGCTATCCACATCACCACGCTCAAACGTATGCTCCAATCTCCTGAACCCGTAGACCTCAAACTATGGACGCGCTCGGGTGAAATCCAATGCTGGCACCGCTGTATCTCGCTTCGCTTCGACTTCTACAAAGGCACGCGAAGAATGAAACTGCTAGAATCTAACGAAATCCGGCAGCTTCGCGACGTTTGCGTGTTTGAAATCAATGGGATGGAGGTATTTATGTGAAAATAATTACTGAACAAATTGCATTACTCAGAAAGTTTTCGTACTTTTGCAGTGCTAGAATCCGCCACGCTTCCCGTAGAACAGCGTACCAGGGCGGAACTTTTTGTTTATATAGGCTTATGATTTATACGAACCCACCACTTAGTACAACTACTCTAATTGCAAATCTAAAGACTGATGGTCTCTCTGTCAATGATGAAAATTTTGCAGAAGACTTCTTGAACAATGTAAGCTACTTTCGATTTAATGCTTACTTGCGTCCTTTTGAAGATGTTAATGGTTCAATTCGTTTCAAACCTAACGCCACATTTGATAAAGCGGTTGCCCTTTATCGTTTTGATGCAGAGCTTAGAAACTTGCTTTTTTCTGCAATACAATTAGTTGAAATCTCTTTACGATCAAAAATAATCAATCAGTTTTCGTTGGCTCATGGTGCTTTTTGGTTTATAGATCCAACGATGGCTATAAATAAACATAAGTATTCTGAAAACCTCAGTACTTTAGAACGCGAGTTATCTCGTTCTAAAGATGACTTCATACAGGAGCATTACGATAAATATGGACGTGAAGACTTTCCACCTGCGTGGAAATTGTTAGATCTTACTTCTTTCGGAACACTCACTAAATTATACTTTAACTTTGCCGACCGCAGAGTGAAGAAAGCAATAGCTCGTTCCTATGGGGTACCACAGCATGAAATTCTTGAAAGTTGGATGAAAGCGGTTAACACCTTGCGCAATTCATGTGCGCATCACAACCGCGTTTGGAATCGAATCATGCCAGTTATGCCTCAAATTCCTTTAACATTGCGTAATGCATGGATTTCCTCTCGTCCAAGCAATTCTAACAGACTATACGCAGTCTTATGTTGCCTTATCTATTGGCTGAACTCGTTTCACCCTAGCAACTCGTTGGTTGATGACTTCAAAAAGTTGTTGACCAAGTATCCCAATACAGATGTCGCAGCCATGGGATTCCCTAACAACTGGGAAACTGAACCTTTGTGGCAATAATATAAAGCTAAGTCCTATTGCTTACTATGGGACTTAGCTTTATTTATATGATTCTATAGCACTTTCTGAATAACCAATTCCAACATCGGAATCTCTCTTATTACAAGATAGGCACTACAAAGTGTATTGCCACGAAACTCCTTCATCGAACTTATATCTACTTCTACTCGAATATTATTTGCTTCAATCGTAGTATTTGTTACCAAACATTTTATATTACCTGATTGTGCAGTTTCCAACACCAATGAATCGCCTTTGACTATTAACCTTGGAGCATTCAAAGGAATATAAGCTATCCCCTTTTGCCCTGAAACACTAATAAGTGTAATGGGCAGCTTTTCTCTTACCCTTAGTGTGCAGAGCGTGATGGCTATAATCACTATCACAAAGGGAACAATCAAAAACGTTCCATATTTTACAATGATTCCTTTCATGCTGATGGCAGTTCTATTTGGTTTTGTACAAGTTTGAAGTAATATCCTTTTTGCTTGATGAGTTCGTCATGCGTGCCTTCTTCTACTATTTGTCCATGGCGTAGAACTATAATATTATCGGCATTTTTTACCGTGCTCAGTCTGTGTGCTATAACTATTCGGGTGCTTTTAGCAAAGTGCTTTTCAAGATTGCTCGTTATGTGTGCTTCGTTGTCTGCATCTAATGAAGAGGTGGCTTCGTCCATCATCAAGTATAGAGGATGCTTATAGGCAGCTCTTGCTATCATGATGCGTTGCTTTTCTCCACCACTCACACCAATGCCTTCGCTTCCCACCTTGGTATTTTCTTTTAAGGGGTGACTCTCAAACAAATCTGACAAACAAGCAATCTGTATAGCTTCGTTCAACCGCTGTTCGTCAGCTTTTTCCCCCATAATGATATTTTGTCGGATAGTGTCTGAAAATAAGAAGTTTTCTTGCATTACAATCCCTGTAGACTCACGCATGGATTTGGCTGAATATTTGTCTAAGTCCTCATTGCCTATCATAATTCGCCCAGATGTAGGCTGATAAAACTTTAAGAGCAACTTCATCAGGGTAGTTTTTCCGCTACCGCTTTCGCCGACTATGGCGGTCATCTTGCCTGATGGTATCTTAAACGATATGTCTTGTAGCACTTTTTTTCCTGTGCTGCCAGCATAACTGAACGACACGTGGTCGACAAATATGTCTAAAGGAAAGTCTGAAGGGATTGATCGTGCTTCTTGTGCATCTTCATTAGTACAGAGGTGGACTTCTTGCGAACGTTCGAGACTAATTTTGGCATCTTGATATTGTTGCAAAAAACCTGTTAACTGTCCCAACGGACCACTTATCATGCCAATGATAGTGGAGATACTCATCATCATACCCAACGTTAGTTCGTTGTTGACCACAAGCATGGCTATCCAATAGGTGATAATGATATTGCGCAGCTGACCGATAATGGTAAAGCCCGTGTTTTGTATTTGTCCTAACTTCAGACTCTTCTGGCTCATGGCGTACTGACGCATTTGCAGGTGTTGCCATTCCGAGAGTTTATAGTCATCGTAAGCATTCACCTTGATGTCGGTAATTCCTGACATCATTTCGTATAGCTTGTTTTGGTTGTCTACGCTTACTTTAAATTGCTCGTAGTCTAACGACTTCCTTTTGCGAAAAAAGTAGGTCATCCACAACGTGCTAATAATTGTAAATCCCAAGAATACGGCCAACACCAATGGACTGTAAAAGATGATGATTGCCATATAGAAAGGCACAGACAACAAAGAAAACAAGGTTTCCAATGTGCTACCTGTCATAAATGACTGCAAACGAGAGTGGTCGCTCAATCGCTGTTGGTAGTCGCCAATGCTCTTGGTCTCAAAGAATGTCATGGGTAATTTGAGCAATTTGCGTAAGTAGTCGCCCAATATGCCAATGCTGATTTGCGTACTCATATATAAACCAACCCAAGCTCCGATAGTGCTCATCAAGAAGCTACCAATGAACAAAGCTAACTGTGCTATCAATATGGTAGTAATCAACGACATATCGTGTAAGGCGATGCCGTCATCTACTACGCTTTGAGCCAAAAACGGACTTATCAATCCTAACAACGTGCCCACCAATAGGGCTAATAGCGATTGAATTAGTTGAGCCTTGTAGGGAAGTATATACTTTCGAGCAAAGTCTCTCAAACTATGGCGTTCTTTGATAGCGGTCTTTTGGTTGAAATCCTCATTAGGCTCAACGGCCACAACAATGCCTTTGCCGCCATTCGACCAATGACGACAAAGTTCTTCTGCTGAAAACCATTGTTTACCAAATGCAGGATTGGCTATTTTGTAACGTGCCTTCTGTGCTGACCGCCCTTTTAGCTTTTCTAATACGACAAAGTGATTTTGATCCCAATAAAGAATGGCGGGAAGTGGGCAGTCCGTATATAATTGTTCCAACGACATCTCGAAGGTGGCACTGTTCATGCCAATGGCTGTGAGAGAATCGCGAATACCTGCTACGCTCACCCCCTCACGTGTGAGGTGGGCGAGTGAGCGTAGATAAGATAAGGAATAGTCTTTACCATAATACGATGCAACCATGCGCACACAGGCAGGACCGCAATCCATTTGGTCAAACTATCGGGAGAATTTCATGCTTTATTCTTTTAGCTTTTCTTTTTCTTGGGCATCACATTGAAGCGATACACCACGTGGAGCATTACGTAGCGAGGTTGCGAGTTGACCCATGTTTCGGTGCGACCTTGGGCATTCACAGTGTGCTGCACGTTGCTGATTTGCTTCAAGATGTCTACGGCATTGAGGCGGAAGGTAAGGTTACCCTTTAAGATGGTCTTGGCCACAGAGGTGTTCCACACCCAGTTGGTAGTGTTGAGTGTGTGGTCACTATAGCCGCTACGATTGTAAAGGTTGAGGTCGGTGGTGATTTGCCAATTCATTGGTAAGTTGAGCGTAGCATTGGCTCCTGCCGTAATGTCGAAAGCGGAAATATTGTCATACCCCTCGCGGGCTGAACGGCTGTTGAGCCATGAGAGGTTACCACGTATGCCGAAGGTATGTTTACCTACGCGATAAGATAGAGCCAATTGCTCACCAAGCGTCAGGTTGTTCACCACGCTGCGCTCAAGTGTTTCACTTTCAGACGCATAGTCTACGGAGTGTACGTATGAGGCGGTGGTTACAGTCTGAAATTGGAAGGATTCCTTCTTTCCGAAAGGCATTGAATATTGTACAGATTCGTATATATTCCAGTTGCCGTTGATGTTTTTAGGCATCCATGTGTTTACACCTGTTGCGCGATTGTAGAGGCGAGCCTGCGCTATGGCATTTTCGGTGCGGCCATAACTTGCATAGAGTACGACGTTGTTATGTCGTTGATTGTGAAAACGAGCGTAGCGTGCATTCACACTATGCGTGCGAGGCTTCTCCAATCCTGGGTTGTTGACATAAATGTTGGTCGGATCGCTGTCATTGATGGTGCCAAGTTGGTTGTAGATGCTTGGTACATTCTTTGTGAAACTATAATTTGTCTCTATCTCCGTACGAACCTTCTGCCCGTTGTCCTTATATTTGAACTTCACTGTTGGGGTAAACTTGCTAATGGTTCGCGATAACAGTGTGTCTAACTTCGCCTTGTCGTAGTCCAAACGTTCGTGCATGATGTCTCCGCGCAGAGTGAGATCTGCATTGAAGCTCTTGCTCGAACTCGCATTTGGCACATAGAGATATGCGAAACTTACAAGTGGGCTAATCTTGTTTTGTGTCAAATTAGAAGCATAGGTATTGTTGAGATCTACAGCCAACTGTTCGGGACTGATGGCAGAAGGGGGGACCATCATGCTTCCATTAGCTCCGTTTGCAAACTCTCCATGCAGATGCAGCAAAGTGTTGACTTGATCGTAGCAATGAAAGTCATACTGAATCTCAGGTTTGATTAAAGCGTAATGTCCTGCACCGCTCTGGTAAGGGCTATAGTTCCATGTATAGGCAATGTCGGCATTCATTCCATAATTCTTCGAGACATAATCGGACTTTTGAAACAAATTATCCCCACTGCCCGCATTGGTTGAAGTTGGTCCGTACACTCTGTTGAATGAGTTGAGGTAGCGATTTGTGTCGCGACGATAGTTTCCCGTAAAGGCAATCTCCATATTATCGTTTGTTGCTGGGAACGAAATGGTTGTGTTCGCGGCTAAATTAGCGATTATCCAATCAGACTTGCCGTCTTGGTCATTGCCTATACGTGTTAAGAGGTTGCGAGTGAAACGCGAAGATGTCATTCCATTTGGAGCAAAGAGAGAATCGAGGGACTGCACGCGGTATTGCTCCTCTGGATTTTCTGAGAATTGTGCTCGATGACTTATGCTTGTGTAATTATTCTTCAAATAATCGATAGAGGGCCTTAACTCGAAATATGCATGCTCGGCGGAATACTGAAATTGGTGTGCTGACATCAGGTGCAACTTCCGATCGTTGCGTAGAGAATGCGAACGCTCAAAGATGTCGCCTGTGTTGAAGTAATTCACATTGCTGCCCTTATGTTCCACTTCGGGTGCTTCGTGCGTCAGAGTGACGTTACCAAAGACTTTGGAACGGTCGTGCGAATATAGATAATCCAATCCGCCCATTTTTACGTCCAGTTCTCCGTCTTGTGCCCAGCCACCGCCCCATTGACCTGAGGAACTGCCCGTCTGGGTATCCTTGATGTTGTTGAGATTAGCAAAAGCAGCAAGTCGCATTTTACCGCTATACCCCATCCCGAAGGCTTTGCCCAAGTAGCGGTCAGAAGGGAATCCATAACCACCTTCCACATTGCCTAACCAACCTGTGGAATAGGCTTTCTTCAATATCACGTCCATCACCATGTGCTCGTCTGCACCATCGATTTTCTTACCATTGACTTTGGCTTTCAGATAATCATCGTTTGCCGCACGGTCGTACACCTTAATGTTCTTCACCGTATAGGCTGGTAGATTTTCAAGGGCAACTTTGGGGTTGCCCGCAAAAAAGTCCTCGCCATTGACCATAAGGCTTTCGATAAACTTTCCATTCACCTTGATTTGTCCGTCTTTGAGTTCTGCTCCTGGGAGTTGTGCCACCAATGCATCCAACATGGAACCTTCTGCCAAGTCGAAAGCTGCTGCGTCATAAACCACAGTGTCTCCTCGCGTCACCATCTTGATATGAGTAGCACGGACAACGACTTCCTTCAACTGTCTTGTCTTGACTTTCTTCATCCAAAGCGTGCCGATGCCAAGGGTAGTATTGCGTTTGGAGACTACTGTGAAATCTTTTTGCACTTCATTGTAACCTTCTTTTTCTGCACGCAAGGTATATCTACCTGGGCGAAAATCAAATTCAAGACGATAAGTGGCGCTCTGTACATCAGCATATGTCACCTTATACGGCACTTGAATGCTATCGTTGAGGTACAAAGTATACAGAGCATTTTCAATAGGCATTTCGGTAACCTCTTCATTGACTCCAAAACTTACTAAGCACTTTTGAGCATTGGCCACATAGAACTGGCAAAGCATGAGAACTAAAATGGATAGAAAATTTCGCATATATATGGATTTTGTTTATATTTTATCATACAGAAAGGACTTGTACCCTCATTATTAGAGAGTACAAGTAACAACGATTAGCTCTAAATCTTGAAAAGACTGAGACAAGACACTATCAATGCAATCCTTAATAAATCGGGCAGCATTTTACATGGGGATACAAATTGATATGTTTGGGGATTTTTCCATGTTCTTGTTGTTATTTGACGGTGCAAAATTACATACATTCCACTACAATTTTCTTTCAACACCATTACATTTATGTTAAGCCTTTTTTTCTCTCATCATTCGATCATACTTTTGGCACAAAAAACACTAACTATGACCGATTCTAATTCTTTACAAATCACTTCGGTGAATGATCTGCCAGGCTACTATGCCGCAGCAGCGTTCACCATCACCACCAAGAGTAGCGAGGTTTTCAAGGAAGCGGAGGAGATTTCACCGCGCCATGTAAGCGACAAGGTGAGCTATATGGTGTCATGTTTTATTGTTTTTGACGGTGTAAAATTAGATATTTGCCTTCAGATGTGAATTATCCAATTCATATTTCCATTGTCATTTTCAAATAAATCACAACACAAACACAAAAACATACAAGAGAAATGCTTACCTTTACAGCCAAAAACAAACTAGGATTTATGCGGAAATCACTTTTTTATAAAAGAACATTGCATACAAAAGATGGGGTTATTCCTCAATATTGTAATAAGGAAGGTTCTTACTTGAAAGTTATACCACACAATGGAATTTTGGATTCAGAGTTGCATTCCCACAATTTTTACCTAATTTTATGGATAAAAAAAGGACAGGGGACTCATTCTATAAATTTTCAAGATTTTCCAATAAGTGATAATCAAATCTTATTATTTTCACCAGGAGACTTACATAAAGCATTTTGCACGAATGAGGAAGACATTGGAATACCCTTTACAGAGGATTTACTAAATCTTCTACCATTAAAAATAGCCGATTGGATTCGTTATAATGTATTCTGCAATATTGGTACGCCACCAGTTGCAACTATTGATGACAACATCGCGGAAATATTAACGAAGTGGATAGAAGTTCTAAAATCGTTACTTGAAAATCAGAAGGATGATATAAATTATTGTACTGCAGCTACAATATCTGTAATACTCAAGATTTTAAAGGAACATGCCTCTTGGGAAAATGATTTCATGGATTCCCCCCCCCAAAAAAAATAAAAATAATATATGATTTCAAAAAATCGATTGAATTTAATCTAAAAAAATCGCATTCGCCTGCATTTTACTCTATAGATATAGGGGTAGCAGAAAGCAAACTATCAGCTATAACGAAAGAGATTTATGGATTAAGTCCCAAAAAAATCATAAATGAAGGAATAATCTTAAAAGCAAAAAAACTGCTTGCAGAAAACGAACTCATAATAAAAGAGATTTCTGAAGAATTGGGTTTTACCGATGCACCACACTTTGTAAAATTCTTCAAGAAAGAAACAGGTATGACACCAGGTCAGTTTAAAGAGACCTTATAATTTTGTCTTTTCCCCACCGCTCATTCGGTCATAGTTTTGCACCAAAAAGTACAAGACTATGACCGATTTCAATTACTTACACATAACAGGCGTGAACGATCTGCCCGGCTATCATGCCGCGGCAGCGTTCACAACCAAGAGCAGCGAAGTTTTCAAGGAGGCGGAGGAGATTTCACCGCGCCATGTGAGCGACAAGGTGAGCTATATGCCTTGGGGAGCAGACGACCAGATGCCGTATGACATTATCAATCTGATTGAGAGTGATGAGACTCTAAGTACTTGTCAGATGTTCAATGCAGAAGTGTGCTATGGATCGGGACTGGTGTACCAGACTGATGAAATGTGCAAACAGAAAGTGGTGAACGAGGTGGAGGAGTTCTTCTTGGATAACGACATGGCGAGCTATTTCTTGGGCGTTTGCCAGGACTTTAAGCACTTCGGCTTTGCCGTGAGCGTGATTATTCTCAATGAACAAGGCAACAAGGTGGTGAGGGTGCTGCGCAAGGAGGCTTGCTATGTGCGCTTTGCGCCAGCAAACAAGGAGGGCGTGATACCACAGGTGTTGTACGCGAATTGGCGCAACTCGGTGCGGGCGGAACAGGTGGAGGTCATTCCACTGCTCAACCCGCAAAGTCCTTGGACGGACTTGCAGGCACAGGTGAAGAAGGGCAAACGCAAGTTTGCCGTGGTTAGCCGTGTGCCGACGCCTGACAGCACGTATTATCCCATTCCTTATTATGCCTCGCTTTTCAAGGGCCAGTGGTATAACATCAAGCAACTCATTGGGGTGGCAAAGGAAGCGAAACTGAAAAACTCTGCACCTATCAAGTACCACATTGAGATTGCCAAATCGTTTTGGAGCAACATCTTCAAGGCGGAGGGCATTACCGACCGCGTGAAGCAGCAGGAGCGAGTGAACGAGGAAAAGGACAACATCATCAATTTCCTCACGGGCATGGAGAATTCGGGCAAGGTGCTTTTCTCGGAGTTTTATGTGTCTCCCAACGGGGAGGAACAGCATGATGTGGTGATTAACAAGATTGAGACGGACAAAGAGGGTGGCGACTGGGCTACGGACATCATCGAGGCAGTGAACATGATGTGTTTTACCATGCGTGTTCACTCAAACCTTGTGGGTTCTGTGCCGGGCAAATCGCAGACGAATAATTCGGGCAGCGACAAGCGCGAACTTTATACGATTGCACAAGCCCTGCAAAAGCCGTATCACGACCTTTTGTTTAATGTGCACCGACTGATTATAAGGTTTAACAGGTGGGACGGGGCTTATCCAGACTGTCCGTTTATCCAGCTCACGACACTCGATGAAAATAAGGACGCAAAGCAGGTAAGCACAGAAGAGTAACTTTATAACCTCATAACCTAAAACCTTAAAACTACTATGTCTCTGTTGATACCCGATAATAATGTACTTCTGCAATTCGTGCCGAATGTGCTGAAGTCTGTGCAAGGCGAGACCTTGCTCTTTGATAAAATTGCACCGCACTTGGAGGTGGCGGAAGCGTGGCTCACGACCACGTTCCTTTCTGAGGCAGTCCTTACGGAACTGCTCTCTGTTTCAGATAATACCAACAACAAGTTGTTGCACTACGTGCGTATGGCTGTGGCGGCAGAAGCGATGTTTCATGCTGTGCCACAGTTGGATTTGGTGCTTACACCCAATGGATTTGGTGTTGTTTCAAACACCAATATAGCCCCTGCCAGTAAGGAGCGCGTGGAACGCTTGCTCCTGTCGTTGGAGAAAATGCGTGATGACACGCTTTCTATCTTGCTTCCCTTGTTGGCAAATACGGAAGCATGGGCGACAAGCGACCCATGCCAATACTTTGAGCAGACGCTTTACCCGTGGTTGGATCTGCCTCGGAAACTCGGCAGCACCGACCACTCTTGGCAGCGTTATCAGGAACTGCATTCTAAACTCATCGCCATCGAGGAACGATTGGCGCATGATTTCTTCTCCTGTGAACTCTTGGCGACTCTGCGCCAAGCAGAGTTGTTGGGCAAATGGGGCGAGATCCCATCTGCACCGCACTACAAGCGTGCCTGGAGGCACATCTTCGCGATTGAACTATATATGTTACGGGAAGAAGGAGAAGTCCCCATACCATCTTGCATAGAGGTCGTGAACTCCCTCCGCAATGCTCCAGATGGCATTTTTGAGGAGTGGAAGCAGTCGGAAACCGCTGCGCTCTTTGAAAATCATGGGTACAAGAATGATAAAAGGAAAGGTGGGTATTGGTTCTAACTTGTCTTTTCTCTCAAATAGATGCTTCCATACTTTCGCGGTATGGAAGCATTTTCTATATCCCTGCCCAAATCATGGTCGGAACTATCCGACCAGCAATTGTTGTTCTTCTTTCGACAAGTCGCACGCGATTTGCCGATGAACGAGGTGTTAGCCCTTTGCGTTTGCAAATGGGCTGAAATTGTTGTGCTTTGTCATGCAGACAAACATTCATGTTTAGTCAAGGACAGAAAAAGCAAACACCAAGTGGTGCTTGCCGATTGGCAAATCACCTTTGTTGCGCGACAACTCGCGTTCTTGGAGAGCTTCGCTCCCAAGCCTGTGCGCATTGCTGTCATTGGCGGTGCATCGGCAGTCGCTGCCGATTTGCAAGCCGTCCCCTTTGAGGATTATCTCGCTTGCGAGAACTATTACCAGGGTTTTCTGCACACGCAAAGCATGGAATGCCTTGCGGAGATGGCGCGTTTGCTTTATCCGAAACTTTCGGACAAAGCTTGTTGGGAGAAAGCAGAACTGCTTTCTGTATTTTATTGGTTCGCTTCTGTCAAAGCGAACTTCACCCGTATGTTCCCACATTTCTTTACCAACATACCCCAAGAGAAAAGCAATCTCTTGGGGAGTGCAGATTTGGGGGTCGGAGAGGAACTCCGACAGGCAATGAACGCACAAATCCGTGCGCTCACAGGAGGGGACATCACCAAGGAAGCAGCCATTCTGCAAATGGACTGCTGGCGTGCACTCACTGAATTGGATGCCAAGGCGCAAGAGGCAGAGGAGATGCGCAACCAACTAAAGTAACTTTATAACCTCATAATCTATGAACTTAAAACTTAGCTCTTGGAATGCCACGGCTTTCTTTCAAAACTTGGTTGCCCGCAACAAGTTCACCACCGCACAAGGCTTTTCTTTCTGCCGTGTGTCGGGCTTGGAAGGCTTTGAAGAGGCACTGCAAGCCATGCAAAGCACCACGGCTTTTGTCTGTGTGAGCGACATGAGCCAAGGCTATATCGCACTCGCCAACACGCCACGCACAAGGCGCGTAAAAACCATCTTTCTTGCCATGCGCCATGCCATAGATGACATGGAGGCAAGGCTAAACTGCATGGAGTCCATGCGCGAGCTGTTCCGTCAATTCATGAGCCAACTCATTCTTGAACGGACACGATTAGAACAATCGTGCATTTACCTCGATGAACGCATCACGTTCAACGAGATGAACGAGTATTTCTTTTCGGGCTGCGCCTGTGCCTATTTCCAAATTGCCGTGGACACGTTTACGGATTTAAGATACAATGCCGATGAGTGGAACAACGAATGATGCCGAGCAACGTGCCTTTTCCGAACGCGAAAAGTTCGTCACTGCTTTCAACGAGACCATGCTCAAAATATGGAAAGAGCAAATGACCTTGCTCGATGTGATTGACACAGGTGCCTTGCTCGCTTCGCCCAAGTCGTTACCGCTCCGTGCTGACGGGCGGTTCATGGAACTCGGACTAAGTCAGTCTTTTTTAGAGTACGGACTTTGGCAGAACTTTGGTACGGGTAAGGAAATTCCACGAGGTAACAATGGTGACATCGGCAGGGAGCGCAAGCGCAAAAAGAAACCTTGGTTCTCGCGCAAGTATTACGCTTCGGTCATGAACCTAAGGGACTTCCTTGCCGACAACATGGCCAAAGAATTTGTGGGCGTGGTAGCCCAATCTTTGGACGATAAGTACCTCAGATACAACCATTAGCTTATGAACACGACAAACATAACCAAGCAAATCACGGCTTTTCGGGCATTAAGCACCGAAGCCGCCATCACCCCCGAAAACTTGGGCGTGATATTGCAAGCCCTGGCAGACTTGCTCACTGCTGCCGCAGCAAACACGAACTTGCAGTCTCTCACGGCTTGGAAAGCCAATATTCTGAAACTCTCCACGCTGTTGCAGAGCATCAGCCTCGGAACTGTCGGCACAGACAAAGTCTGTCTGTCCGTCATTCAGGGCAATACAGCAAGTGGTGTGCTGCAACGACAGGCGGACAACATAATCCTCAAAGCCGCCACCACCGCACAAGCCGGGGTGATGTCCGCGGCACAGGTGCAGAGCCTTACAAGTTGCACCGAGGACATGACAGAGGCAAAGCATTCCATTTCCAACTGCAACACAAACATCGCTGCCCTGAAAACTTGGAAAACCAAATTGGGCGAAGCCAAGCAAGTCATTCAGCACTTCAAGTTGGGGGACGTGAACAAGGTGAGTGTGGCATTTTCTGCCACGCTCCTGAACATGGTCACGGGGGAACTGAAAAGCATCAACAATGCTTTTGCCCTCCCTGCCGCCACCTCTTCGAGTGCTGGCGTGATGACCGCTGCACAGGTGCAGCAGCTCAACAAGTATTATGACCACGTCTGCACCATCGACAAGGCGGTGTCCGCTGTCACAGACACCATAGCCACGTCCCTTGCTTATACAGGCAGTTCGCGCGTGCTGGCGGCAAACAATGCCGCAGGCACGCAGCTGTTCAGCGTCACACTGCCTATGGCTACGGCAAGCGTGCCTGGATTGACCACCACACGTGCCGTGACCGATGTGCAGAAGGCTTTGAACACGCGCGTCAAGGAGTTGGGCAATTTCTTGGAAGAGACAGCTGCACTCAATGCCTTGCGCGACCCCTCAATTTCGGGTAATGCCGAAATCGTGGTGGCGCACCTCACGTACCAGAAGCACATGAGCATCACGCTCATTCAGAACATCGAGAACGACTACTGCCGACAAATCATATTCAACCACGCCAAGGTGTTCCAGCGTGCCATCTACTTCACGGGCAGCGACCGCAAGACGATAAGCTATGCCGAGGACTGGGGCTGTCTGTTCCCTGACCGCATGGCATGGGACGTGAACACGAACAAGTACGTGCTCTCACAGTTCGGCATGAAGTTCAATGCGCTTTACACGGACGCCATTCCGTTAGTCAGTTCCACAACGGACGGTCTCATGAGCAAGGGGGATAAAAAGACACTGGACGCCACTTCAACAGACTTGGTAAACCTCTACAACATGATCATGACGCTTGGCGAGCGCGTGGACGACTTGGAAAACAAGATGAAAACTGTTCAGACAAAGCTGAACGCTTGATAATCCTAAATGTAACGAACAATGACTAAACCCAAAGTAAGCATTCAATTTTGGTCCGCCCTCGCCATGCTCGTAGGCGGCTATGCCCTTGCAGTCGCAGGGTTCATCACACCGCCCAAAGGCGAAATCTCGGACTCCGTCCTGTGGATTTTCTCACAATGTCTCATCTATGCTGGCTCAATCTTCGGAGTGAGCATTTACTATGGTAGAAAAGTACATCAATTTGAGGGAAAGATCATGCAAACGCTTGACAAGGCTATCAAGGACGAGGAGCAGAAGCTCAACTCGCAACCTCAAAAGCCCACTCAAGCGCAGCCTTAAACTTATTAAACTCCTAAACTATGCGACGCATCACTGAAATTATCATTCATTGCTCTGCCACCCCCGAAGGCAAGGACTTCACGGTGGACGATATTCGTCGTTGGCACTTGGCACGCAAGTTTGCCGACATCGGTTATCACTATGTCATCTATCGTGACGGCAGCGTCCACAAGGGACGTGCTGAGAACATAGCTGGCGCCCATTGCCTGGGGCATAATGCCCACAGCATTGGCATCTGCTACATCGGTGGTGTGGCCAAGGACGGAAAAACGCCCAAGGACACACGCACTCCGCAGCAGAAGACTGCTTTGCGGCAGTTGGTGAACCAACTGAAATTTTATTATCCCCATGCAACTGTGCATGGGCACAATGAGTTTTCAAGCAAAGCTTGCCCATCATTCAATGTACAGAAAGACCTATGAAAACCAGTCTCTTTCCCATAATCATGTGGCTGTACCTACTCACTTCGTGCCGCAGTACACACAAAGTCACAAGTACGAACACGTTTGCCACGGACTCCGCTGTACAGGTGCAGCGGCATCAGTGGCAAACGTCACGCATTGATTCGGTGTGGCGGCACACCGAACTTTTGTTCGACAGCTGCATCGTGAACTTCGGGGTTGGAGCAGAGACTCCAACTATCGAAGCTCCCCATGCGCTGCAAGGTGCTTCTAACGCCAAGGCGCAAAGGACTTCCCGGCAAAAGCCGCAATCCATTCGTATCTATGGCGCACACCTTTCGTCAAGCCGAAAGGAGAGCACCAAGACAGAGACAAGGGAGGAAGACAGCCTCGCTGCGACTCGGCAATCTTCCTTAAAACAAGTTCAGCAGAGGGAGTCCATGGCGAGACCATGGACTTTTCCTGTCAAGTTAATCTTGACCTTGGTATTCCTTGCAGCCTTGGCTGCCTTTTGGTGGTGTCATCGTCGGGACTCCGATGCTTGATTTTGTAGCGAAGCAAGACTTCGCTCTATCGTCTTGTAGCTTTGCTCTGTTCCTTTTAATGGGCTAAACACCTTTTCATGCTTCAAAGGAGATTAGCCCACGTTTTAGCGGAAAGGCTTCTCAGGGTTCAAAGCCATTCCGTTCAAGCCCAATCCACTCTTTCATACTTCAAGGGAGGTTGGGCTTCTTTCATGCGCGGACCTACTTTTCATGCTTCAAAGTCAGTCCGTCAAGCCCACATCACCTTTCTCGTACCTCGAAAGAAGATGCAGGCTCTATTGGTGGCGGACAGGCTACGTGCCTCGCCAGTCCGTTTTACCGCACAGCGTGCCTTTTTTAGGCAACAAAGCGTGTTGTCGTGCTATGGCGGACAAGTCCGCTAAAACACGACAACACACTTTTTATGCCCGTCAGCGGCCGTCTGAGTACGTGCCTTCAAGTGCCTAACACTATGGCAGATTAACATCTGCTAAAGTGTTAGGCATTTTTCGGCACGCACACAGACGGATTACCGCCCGTTCGCGGTGGCGCGGGTGGTGGTCGGTCGAGACCCCCAAGGTGTGAATTTTTCCCTTGAAAGGTAGCGGATTTTGGAGGCTATCAGAGACCCCGAAAGACTTCGGGGTGTGGTGTGGGTGTTTGGTTGGGTGCATTGGGGGCGTTGGATAGTCAGAAACTCCCGAACCTCATGAGTATAAGGAAACTTGGAGGGTTGTTTTAGGTAGCCCGAAACTTTGGATTTTGGCGTATTGCGAAACTTCGGGGCGCTTTGTTGGATAGGTGGAAACTTGGAGGGTCGTTTTAGGTTGTCAGAAACCTTGGATTTGAGCGCATTGTGGAACTTCGGGGTGCTTTGTTGGATAGGTGGAAACTTGGAGGGTCGTTTTAGATAGCCCGAAACCTCGGATTTTTGCACATTGCGAAACTTCGGGGTGCTTTGTTGGGTGGGTGGAAACTTGGCATCTATGCACATGAGAAACTTGGAGTGTGCAATCGTGGTATTTGCGAAACTTCGGGGTGTATTCGTGGAAACTTCGGGGTGCGTTTTCGTTGTGTGGGTGTGGTGTGTGCGTTGTTTGCTCTTTCTGTAAGTTCTTCGCTTTCTCTCTTTTCGGCATTCGTGCATTTTGGGGACTTTTGTCGGGGTGAAGGAACTCAAAGGAGGGTGTTATTTAAGATATGTTTACATATTCCGCTTTGGTGTGGGGGTGGTCGCGGTTTGACGATGTAGGGCGGTCGGGGGGTCTTCCGACGGAGGGGTTAAGGGGAAACCCCTTAACAATCCCCTAAAGACTTCTGTATCAAGGCTTTTGTTTTGCTACTACTTAACAAAACGCGGATTTCTTCAAAAATCACGCCAACTTCAGGAGTGGAAATGCCTTGATACATCGTCTTTTTTGCTTCTTTGGCGCATGGCTAAGTTTGTGCTTATAATAACACCCAAAAAGGAAAGACTATGTCAGACATCAACGCAAATGCTACGGTCACGCTTACAGTGAACGGCAAACAGGCGCAAAATATGCTCGAACAGTTGAAACGGCAAGCGAGCGACCTCGAAGATAAAATAACAAAGGCAGCAGCTGCGGGCGATAAAGTCCAGCTGAAGAATTTCCAGCGTGAACTAAAGCAGACCCGCCGCCAGATTGGACAGATAGAGAGTGCAACCCAGGGGGTGGAGAATGTATTGAAGAGACTAGATAAAGCTTCACCAAAAGAGTTGAACAGGACGTTGAAGGAGTTGAAACGCTCACTAAACGGCATCGAACGCGGTACGGACGAGTGGAACAAGCAGTGTGAGAGTATCAAGCGCGTAAAGGCTGAAATTGCGAATGTCAATGAGGAGCTAAGGGAGACCGAAAAGGAGAATGTGGGACTTGTGGACCGCATCAATGGCTTTGTGGACAAGTGGGGCAACATCATTGCAGGGGTGGCAGCTGTCGGCACGGGACTTGTCTTGGCAGGACGCAAGGCGGTGAACGCTTTTGCAGAAATGGACGCGGAAATGGCAAATGTGCGCAAGTTTACGGGTTTGGCTGATGACGAGGTGAAGGAACTGAATGAGGACTTTAAGAAGATGGACACCCGTACTTCGCGTGAGGACTTGAATAAACTCGCAGAGGAAGCGGGGCGACTCGGAAAGTCTTCTAAAGAAGATGTATTAGGCTTTGTCAAGGCTGCGGACCAAATCAATGTGGCGCTTGACGAACTCGGGGACGGGGCAACCCTTACTTTGTCGAAGTTGACAAATATCTTTGGTGATGAAGCACGCTTGGGAACGGAGCGCAGTTTGCTCGCGGTTGGTTCTGTAATCAACGACCTCTCTCAAAATTGTACGGCTTCTGCTGGCTATCTCGCTGAGTTTGGCAAGCGCATGGCTGGTGTGGGGGCGCAAGCTGGAATGACCATTCCGCAAATCATGACTTTTGCAGCGGTATTGGATAGCCAAGGTCAAGCATGCGAGATGTCGGCAACGGCACTCTCGCAACTCATCATGAACTTGTTCAAGGAGCCAAGCAAGATTGCAAAGGCTACGGGCATGGATTTGGACGAACTGAACAAGGCATTGAAACGCAGTACCAACGAGGGAATACTTATGCTCCTTCAAAAGTTGAAGGAGTTGGGCAACATGGACGTACTCGCTCCTGTTTTCAAGAACATGGGTGAGAATGGCGCCCGTGCTTCACAAGTTTTGGCGACCTTAGCCGGCAATGTGGAAATGGTGAAGTGGCAACAGGAACAGGCAACCCAATCGTTTGAAGATGCCACATCGGTGACGAATGAGTTTAATGTGCAGAACTCGACTGTCGAGGCGGAGCTGGACAAGGCGAGAAAGCGCGTCACGGAGTTGGCTATCGAATTAGGCGAGAAATTGATGCCCGTCATGAAGCACGTTATCAGTACTACGACCCTCACACTGAAGGCTATGAGTACGACAATAGACTTCCTTGCAAGAAACAAGGAAGCCATTATCGTACTGACGGCTATGGTGGCAGCTTACACTGTCGCAGTCAAGGCGAATGCGATAGCACTCAAAGCACAAGCTGCATGGCATGCCGTGTGCAAGGGTACGGCTTTGGCGTATCATGCGGTTGTGAATACGTTGCAAGCTGGGCACATCGCTTTCAATTTGGTATTGGCAAAATTGCAAGGTAATTGGGCGCGTCAATCCTCGCTCATGGTGGACTTGAAGCGAAAGGGTTTGTCTCTCGCTTCGGGTTGGGGCGTTTTGCTCGCTGCTGCTGTGGCGCTTGGCTATGGCATTTACAAGATGACTAAAAAGGTGAATGAAGCTGCCGAGGGCGAAAAGGCTTTGGCTGCTGTTCGCCTGAAAGGTCAAGAAGGTATTGTGGAGGAGAAGAACAAGATTGATGCACTGGTTAAGGTGGCACGTAATGAGAAACTTTCTTTGGACGACCGCCAAAAGGCGGTGCAAGCACTCAATAAGATAATACCCAATTATAATGCGCAGTTGGACGCTACCACGGGTAAATACAAGGAGAACAAGGAAGCTTTGGACGCATATTTGCTTTCTCTTACGAAAAAGTATGAGATTGAGGGAGCTAAGGACATGCTTAAAGAGATTGGCAAACAAAAGGCGCAACTCACAATGGAAATTAAACAGTTGGACGAGGAAGCTGATGCGTATGATGCCAAACAAAAAAGTATCGAATCGGCAAGCTCGAACACGATGTATAGTTATGGTACTGCGGGCGGAACAATGGCGAGTTACAGCGGTATTGCCAATGGTTCACAAGCTGCACGCAAACGAAGTAAAGCGAACAGCAAACGCAAGGAACTGCAAAAACTGAATGCGCGTCAGAAAGCTATTACAGACACTTATGGCGATGATCTCGGCAAACAAGCTGCCGAGGAAACCAATCATAAACCTGTCATCACGAACAATGGTGGAGGTGGTGGCGGTGTGCCTGTAGTGGACGATGATAAGAAGAATAAAAAGTCTGACAAGTTCAAGGCGGAACAAGATTGGCAGAAAGAACAGAATGCGCTCAACAAGAAAGCATACATGGAGGGCGAGAAGGACTATGAAGCCTATGTGGAGCGCATGGAGGAGATTGAGCAAGAGTACTATCAGAAAGTGCTTGCTAACAAGAAAATCACCAAGGAGGAGAAAGCCGAAGCGGAAGCGAACTTGGCAGAAGCAAAGAAAAAGCAGACTGACCGCAAAAACTCTCCCGATGATTGGAAAGCGAAAGAGGAAGCGCTCAACCGCATTGCGTATGCAAAGGGTGAAAAGGATTATGAGCAATATACCGCACGCATGGACGAGATCAACGTGCAGTATTGGAAAAAGAAGATGGAGCGTTCTGACGTTTCTGCTAAAGACCTCTTGGAGGCGCAAGCGCAATACCAGGAGGCTATGAAGAAACAGGAGGAGAACGCAACTTCTGCTTCTCGCGAACGAGAAGATAAAGCGTATAATGCCCAACTCGCGGAGTTGAAGCAACGCTATATTGATGGACTTTCTGACACCAAGACCTACGAAGATGCCGTGGAGTTGGCTGAGTTGGAACATCTTCGCAAAATAGTCCAACTTTATAAGAAAGGCACTAAAGAAAGGCTTGCAGCTGAAAAGGAATATCAGAACAAGGTATTTGCTAATCAACAGAAAATTATCCAACGCCAACAACAAGTGAAACAGCAACTCAAAGAGGAGTACTTTGGCATGAACGCTGATGAACGTTTGACTAAGTATGATAGTGATATGGCTGCTTTGGAACAGGTATATCATGCTGAAGTAAAGGCCGCTGGCGACAATGCTGCAGAGAAACTGCGCATTGAGGAAGCGTTCGAGAAGGCAAAGCTGGCTTTGCGTAAGAAGTATGCCATTGATAGTATTGGCGTCACAAAGAATGGCATGGAGAAAGCCAATGATAAATTGGCTAATTGGTTGGAGAGCGATGCCGGGCAAGCCGTGACGCAATCATTCTCCACAGTCATGAGTGGCATGGGGGAGATTTTCAGTGGCGTTTCTTCTCTCGTCCAGGCGGAACTCGAGAAGGAAACTGCCGCCATCAATGCCCGCTATTCTGCGGAGATTTCTGCGGCAGAGGGTAACAACTACAAGGTGGCGAAACTTGAAAAGGAGAAGCAAGCCGCCCTTGCTAAAGCGAAGAACGAGGCGAACAAAAAGTTGTTTGCCATGCAGGTCATTCAAGCGGTGGCGCAGACGGCCCAAAACGCGATCTCTGCTTATGGCTCGGCAGCGGCTATTCCTGTGGTCGGTTATATCATGGCACCTATTGCAGCGGCTATGGCTATTGCAGCGGGCATGATACAGATTGCCGCAATCAAAAAGCAACAACAGGCAAGTGAAGCACAAGGATATGCACAAGGTGGTTTTACTCCGCAAGGCAGAGTAAACGAAGAAGTGGGCGTAGTTCATGCCGGGGAATGGGTGGCATCGCAAAAGTTGCTTGCATCACCTGTAGCAAGACCTTTGATTAACGCTTTGGACTATGCACAAAGAACGAACACCATCGGATCCTTGCGAGCCGATGATGTAAGCAGGGCTATTGCTCCCAATGTTGTTTCTACACAACAAGTTCAGCCCGTAGTGGTGCAAGCCCCCACGGCCAATGTCGCTTCGGCAGCTTTGGCACAGAGTGCAGCTGTACTTAGCCGTTATGAGAAAACCATGTCGCAGTTGAGCAAGAGGCTGAATGAACCTTTTGTCACCGTGAACACAGTGACAGGGGACACGGGTATCAAGCAAGCACAAGACGAGTATGACACACTCATGCGCAACAAGTCTCCTAAATCGAAACGCAAATAAGAAGCTTTATGGAAATCATCATCAACAACCAACAAGCCGTATTAAAGGAAGGCACATCGTTTGACTTCATTGCCGAGAATAGATTGTTTACGGGAAGTGACAGCTATACGCTGACGATCACTTTCCCTTTGCAAGGGTGTGCCCAAAACATAGCGATCTTTGGGCATATCCACCGCGCAGATGTGGCAAAGAACAAGGTGGTGTTCGATTGCGAAATTCGCGATCGTGACTTTTATCGGAGTGGCACCATCACCATTACGGAAATTTCTGATGTGGAAATCAAGACGCAATTCTTGGAGGGACGCAGTGAGCAAAACTTTGATGAGACATTCGACGATATTTATTTGAATGAGCTGGATTTGGGCTATCCCACAAGCCGCGTGGCGGTTGCAGGGCATTGCATGGACGACATGCGCCCATACCCGGATAATTTCTGGATCCCGTTGCCCTGGGTGAATAACACTTCGGGAAACATTCAGAATGAAATGGTGTGGAGCGCAGAAAAGAATGAATTTATTTGGCCGCATGAAACCAATGCGCAAACGGGAGCACAGGCTTTGTCGTTTCAGCCTTACTTGCTGTATATCCTTTACAGGATATGCAAGCAGGTGGGTTATAAGTGGGATTTCATGGCGTTGGAAAACTCTGCCTTTGTTAATCTCCTTATATGCAACACCTTGCCTGCGGCATGGGGCGCTTATAACTTTGCACTTGCTTTGCCACATTGGACGCTGACGGAGTTCTTTGAAGAGTTGGAGAAGTTTCTGTTTGGGGATTTTACCATCAACCACAAGCAGAAAACGATTTCTTTCAAATTCTCTGATGCCATTGCCACGGAAGCAAATGAGGTCCTGTTGGACAAGGTGGTGGATAGTTATACCACCCAAGTCACACAGGAGGATAAGTCGGAATACTTGGGTAGCGTGAATGTGAAGTATGAGGACAATGGCAGTTTGCTTTGGGCGTACCATTCGTGCGATTGGTACATTCGCAAATATGGCAAGGATGCCAAGGTTTATGATAAAATGGCAGATTTGTTGGAGGCGGCAAAGTCGCTTAAAATAAGTGGGGTGTACACAAGGCAAACAAGACCGAATGCCAGCAGCACGCAGTATGTACGTGGCTACAAATATGGCTCTGATGGACACAAATTGTTTTATGTCAAGGAAAACCGCACATTCTTTGTCATGTACTGCTACAAGTCGGAGTTTGTGATGGAGGGTACTTCGGGCTTTTCAGACAAGACGAAAACGAAGTGGTATCGCTATTATAATCGTTTGCTTCCTGTCAATGCCTATGGGGAACGCTTTGCGGACAAGAATGCAGAGGACTTGGAACTGAAAATTGTGCCTGCTTGGATTGAGGGGACGGGAGACAGTCACGGCAATATGCTTTTCATGAATTGTGGCGAGATGGGAAGCAGTGAGAATTGGACACTGACAGAAGATGGGAGCGGTTCTTCAAGTGGTAGTCGTTCTGATCGTGTGTTTGGCAGTTCAACGTCAGCCAACACTATTGACTACGATGCAGGGGATTTGGCGCAAGGTGCGGCAAGCCGTACCATTGCCAAGGGGGAGAACAAGAACACGGACGCTTACTTTGACCAAATATATATGGGCTTTTGGAACGGGGTGCAGTATTTCAAGCCGTATATGCCGCACCCTGTGGTGGATTTTGTGGAAGTCTCAGATGAGTTCCAGGCATTTATTACGCCTTTTTCACTTCGCTTGAATGAGGGAATGTGGGAGGAGAAACGCGAAGTGTTATACAAAATTGATGGCAAGAAGAAGTATCAGTTCTCGTTTTTGTCTGATACTTTGCCCAACCCACGTGCCTTATATTATATAAGGGGAGGCAAGTATGTTTGCGAAAAAATAACTGCGACATTCAAGGAGGGTGGAATGTCGCAGCTATTGAAAGGCACGTTTTATCGTGTTTTAGATGATGAATAAAGTTTAGATGATGGCGCCTTGGAGTGCGGTGGCATGGCGCTCGATGGTGGTACGCAAAACCTTTGCGTAAATCTGTGTGGTCCGAATGTCCTCGTGTCCGAGCATTCGGGCTACATTTTCGATGGGGACATCATGCGCCAAGGCGAGTGTGGCAAAGCTGTGGCGGGCAACGTGGAAGGTCAAATTCTTCTTGATGCCAAGTTGTGCTTGTATCAAGTGAAGGTAATCATTTGCCTTTTGGTTGGAAATCTTGGGCAAGTTGAAGTCATATTTCTTCAACACTTCCATAGCTGGGGCAAGGATAGGGGTAAAGAACTTCGTATCGGTCTTGATGCGGTTCCCATCAATGAAAACCAAATCACCCTCCTTCACCGTCATAGACTGATAGTCAAAGTTCTGCACATCGCAGAAAGCAAGACCTGTATAAGCGGAGAAGATGAAGAGATCGCGCACCCGTTCCAACTTCCCGTCAAAGGGATAGTCGCGCATTTTCTTCAATTCGCTTTCGAGCAGAGGTTGGCGCTCTTTGCTCTTGCCACGGGTAACACTCACAATTTTGTAAGGATTGCGCGGTATCTCGTCCAATCGTGCCAGTTCGCCCACCCATTTCTTCAGGCGTTTGTGGTAGCCATAGATGGTGACGTCAGTACGTTCACCATTGTGCAGCCATCGGTCGAAGGCAAGAATGTTCTTGGGGGTCAAGTCGCCATACGTCTTTAGTTTGCCGTAGGTCTTGACGGCATCTATCACTACTTGCTTGTGCTTGCGCGTGCCGATTTTAATGTCCTCGGCTGCCAAGGCTTCCTCGCAATAGGCGATGAAATCTTGTGATGAGCGGTCATCTGTTTCCTCGGTTACTTCTTCCTTATCTTCGCCAAGATAGTGACGATTGAAATTTTCCATCGTCATTTCTTCACCAAGGACCTCCATTGCACTAAGAATCTTTTGGCAGTTGGAGATTATTTCTAAAGTTTCCGCAGATTTGGCATCTTGTTCCCATGTTTCGGGAGTAGAAGTGCAGACTGTTATGTATCTACGTCCCTTGCGACCGAGATACACCATAACTTCCAAATAAGCCATTCCGCGTTTAGCGTAAAGTTTTCTTCTGTCGAAAACGACATTAACCAATTCCTTTTTCTTCATAGGAGAATGAGTTTTGCGCGGCTAAAGCAAGGAATTGTGATAAATATCGTTTAGATTGTTCGATATTACGGAATGTGCTACATTCTCGCTTTTTTTGAGAATTGTGCGTAACACAAAGGATTAGTGTGTAACACATTCAAGGAGCGTGTAACACGAGGTGTAACACATTTGCGTCCTTTTATGTCCTTTTATGTCCCGTTTTATCCAATTTGTATGACTCTCGCCGCAAGTTGAACTTAGCGTTTAACCTCTGGAATAACTCATACAAATTGTAGTAGAGAAATATGTTTCTCAGTGATAATCAACAACAAAAAAGAGGTCTCTAAGTGAATTAGAAACCTCTCAATTAAAAATCTTTCGTGATTCCGCAGGGATTCGAACCCTGGACCCACGCCTTAGAAGGGCGTTGCTCTAATCCAACTGAGCTACGGAACCAAAACCGCTGCAAAAGTACTTATTTTTTGCGGTATGGCAAAATAAAATATGGCTTTTGTGCATGAGGGGCATGCAGAAAACGAAAAAAGCGTCCGTGACCTTAATGGTACGAACGCTTTTGGCGCTTCAGGATGGGCTTGAACCAACGACCCCCTGATTAACAGTCAGGTGC